TGGAAGGTAAAATTCATCTCTCCATGCATCATACTCATTGAACTTGGCCCAAGACTGTAGTTCTTCCTTCTCTCCACCTTCATTATATCTCTCTGTCGAAAAGTAGGGTGGGGAAGTAAATGCACAGTCCACGTTTTCAATCTCATTCCAAGGTAAGTCTTCTGCACCACAGTTATACATTCTAACAGTTTTCTTACCACCAGTAAGTTTATCATAAAACGCAATCATCTCTTTATATTTTGCAAATGTATTTGGATTAGGATCACACCCTATATATGTTGTTGCATTAGAGGCAAAGAACCCTGTTAGTCTGTCACCCCATCCCATAGAAGTATCAAGTACAGTCTTTGCATCAGTCATGTCATAGATTGCCTTTGCAACCGTAGGTTTAAATTGTGTTGCGATATAAGTTCCAAGTCTAAATGCACCCAAGTAAGTTATATGATTTAACTCACAAGTGTCGTTGATACCTCTCCACATAGGGCCGAATACACCCCAAATATTATCACCCTCATTCCATCTCTGAACTGGAGATTTAAAACCGTAAGAACCACAGGCAAGTCTTAGAGGATTCATGAAAGAATCACTGATAGAATTGAATATGGGTGGAGCATCAATAACACCTAGTCCATGTTTACTATAAGGATACTTGTAATCATCATACTTTTCTAATACATCTTCTTTGTCACGTTTAGATATCCACTTTGTCCAATCATATGTTACAAGACCTTGAAACTTTTTAATTATATTTTCTTTAGGCCAGGTCTTAAATGGAAAGTCTGGTTTCTCTCTTGTGATATAGTTTGCGAGAGTTCTTCGAAAAACCATTCTACCATACTTATCAGTTGTTCTCACAAAATTAATATCATCTAGAGTAGGTCTTCCACCTTCATCTAGATTTTCAGATAAGTATTGATAGAGCTCTTCATTGTGTGAATCACCACAATGAAATGGATGTATAAGTGGTAACTCTATTCTTTCGGGTAATAATTTCTTCAACTGAAAAAGTCCTCCAATGTTCCTTGTGTTCCATAACTATCGTCAATCAACCAATCAATTTTCTCTGTGATAAACCGTATCGGTTCAACGAAGGATTTTGTAAATTGTGTTTCAAAGTCTACTATGTCCATAATGTCAAGTTCCTTTGGAAAAGAAGTTATAAAAGAAAATGCAGATGACTGATAGATGTTGGGTTGCTTCATGTTCACGAATCGCACCTTGTCTCCTTCATTTATGAAGGGGAATTTACCAGACAGTTTATTCTTCTTAATCAAAAAATTATATAATATCGCTCCCTTGACAGCTATGGGAGCGCCCTTGGCATATAGACTAGACTCTCCAGTGTATTTCTTTATACCATTACAACTACGTGGAAAGGAAATCTCTTCTGGTGATAACGTCATGAACTCCTCACGAAATTCTTGTATGAAATTGTTTAACTGTTTCTCATCACCGTTGATAATTATCTTGAGTGCTTCCTTAATCTTGTCTCTACATGGTGCTGGTGTACTTGATTTGACCGCCTCAATACCCATGATCTTCAACTTTGGTTCTTTGTACCTTACACCTTCACTATCCCAGACATTGAGGATGTAACGCTTTTTTGCTGTCCAGATTGCTTTATCAGCAATCACCTCACGTGCCATAACCATCTTCTGGTCATATGCGTTCATTTCTTTAGCAAGTACTTCGTAACTGTTATTGATAAAAGGTTCCAACTTCTCTTTTGCAACTGTATCCAAGAAATTGACGATCTTCTTAGTTTCTGTTCCCTCTTTAAACAATTTATTAACCAACTTGTCAAAAGTAATGTACACCGAATCGGTATCTGAGGCAATGATGTAATCAACGTCTTTGGTTTCCATAAGTTTGTTAAGATATATATTGAGTGCCTTTTCAATCCACCGAATAGATAACTGACCAGAAGTTGTAATTGCTGTAGCAACCAACAAATCGTAATACCGAAACCAACTATTCCCAATAGCACCATACGCACTATTGAGGGATATCTTTTTGGCCATCTGGATGTTATTGTATCTAGCAATGTCTTTAAGTATTTTTTTATCCTTAGTATCTTCATACTCTTGTTCAGCCTGTAACATAAGCTTTTTATATTTGACACGATCATTGTACATACTCTCCATAATTTCAGGAAGGAAACCACGTTTGTCTTTACGAAAGAACGCACCATTTGGTGTCATACAATGCTCGGTATCATTCCTAACCTTACCATCTAAAATCTTATTCACCAGACCATCAACTTTATTGCAGTTGGGTATTAGTGTTTCTGGTGAAATGTTATATTGAATTATGAGGTGGGGGTAAAGTGAATTGAGGTCTAGAGACATTACCCAATTGTGCATACCCACTTGTGGGTCTTTCACATATGCACCTTCAAACTTACCCTCTTCTTCTTTATGTTTTACTTTCTGAGGAATTACAATATTCTTCTCACGCAAGTAGTTATAAATTAAAATATCCCAATATCGTACTGTACCAAGTACATCAGTAAAATTAACTTTTGCATCATACGCCATAGTGAGACACAGTTCAATGAGTTTCAACTTGTCTTCTAAACTATCAACAAGTTCTACGTCCATGATATTATATTCTATAAACGATTGAAAATCTTTCTGATACCACTCACTAAATGTATCGTATGGATTACCGTCTTTACCTTCACCCAACTCCACCTTTGCAATATGATCTAGACGATAAGACTCTTGTGCAGAATATGTGAACTTTTTATACAAATCCAAATAGTCTAATGCAGCAACACCTTGTATATTATACGTCTGATGGTTGCGACCCATCTTGTACACTTCACGTTCTTGGACTCCACCCCAAGGAGAGAGGCGTTTCAATTCATCCTCACCAAACAGTTGAATGATACGATTGCAGAGATAGGGAATATCAAAGAACTCTGTATTCCAGCCAGTAATAATGTCTGGTTGATGTTTTTCCCAGAATATAAGAAACTCTTTGAATAGATGGACTTCACTCTCACATTCGATGTAAGTTACATCTTCACGATCCGTTATAAATTGACCGATGCCCCACACCACGATCTTTTTGTTCTGATGATTCTTGATGGTAATAGACAACATCTCTTCATTTGCAGCCTTTGGGTCAGGAAATCCGTTCTCGCATTTTACCTCTATATCAATTGTTACAATGAGCAACGAATCAATATCCCATTCTATCTGTTTAGGGTATTCATCTGCAATCCAACAATACGGATATTGCGTATTTCCGTATACTAATTCTGGTTGAGATTTGTGTGACTCTATCCACTCTTTTGCATCACTAATATTATGAAACTGTGTAGGAAGAACGTGACTTCCATCAAGAGTCTTATATCCTGTCTCTTTATTTACAGGAGAGAAGAGGGTAGGAGAATATCTTACTTTGGAATTTGTGCGCTGTCCATTCTTAACTTCACGAATAAGAAGTTGGTTGCCCCACTGTATTACATTTGTATAAAAGTTCATTATATAGTTATATCACTCTGAGTAAGAATTGTCAAGTCCCCAATGGTCACGATTCATGTACATCTTTAAAATTTCTTTAGTAATACTACGATCCTGGCCTTTGATCAGTGGTTTTGCAGCTGATTTTGAGAGAACTGCTTCAATACCCATCAGGCCTGGAGTAGAGTTAACTTCGATAAAGTAAGGACTTTCTTTATCCCTATTTTTTGCTGGTATAAAATCAACACCAACAACTTGACCTTGAACTGATTCTGCTGCTCGTAAAGACTCTTGTGATTCACGTTCTGTCAACTCATGAGACTGTGGTTCTGATCCTTGTGAGACATTTGACCTAAAGTCATCACCAACAACAGGTCTTTTAATCGCACCTAAAATTTGACCTCCAGCAATAATAACACGCACATCATAGTCTGTCTTTATATATTCTTGAAGAAGAACATCTACAAATTCATCTTCCCTATGAAGTAATTGAATAACACTATGGAGTGTCTTTAAATTTTCAATCCAAATAACACCAACACCCCTCGACCCAACAGCTGTCTTTAGAATCATTGGAAACTTATTACCAAGTCTTTTTGCCGCTTCTTCAGCACCTTCTGAGTGACGCACTAGGACTGTGTTTGGTGTAAGTATATTTTGTTGTTGAAAAACAATCTGATTGTGCCACTTATCATTACAAATATCATGACACGTAACAGAATTAATAAGAGTATAACCTTGTTTTTCTAGATTGATACAAGCAACTCGCCAAGATAGATTACCTGTTTTAACTGTAGAACCAAGGCCTCTTGCCATAATCAAAGTATTTTTAGGATTTATAGTAAAAGGTTTATCATACTCAACACCATCTTTCATGCCGGGCATTTCTACCGTACCTTTATCATCTACAGGAAAAGAGTATATTAGTTGATCGCTTCCTTTGTCTTCCATATACATACCAGAAAACTCAGCAAGATATACTTCAATACCTAACTCTGAAGCTTTCTTACGAACCATCGGCCCAGTTTCATTTGGATCTAAAGGATCATCATGAGAAAGAATCAATAACTTATAAGGTTCTTCTTTGGCCTCTTTGATGTATGATTTGAATTGCTCCATTAGACTTCTTTCTTTTTACCGATATTATATTTTGTACTTAGTTCCCATTCACTCTTCTCTTTAAATGATAAAACTTTTATTTGACTTAGTGGAGCCACTGGTTCTGCAACACCTATAATATCTACTAAACCCCAATCTTTCAAAAGATTTGCGATTGTATTTCTACGAGCAATATCGTTCTCAGATAAATTTACAACCTTACCATCAAGAGCAAACAACTCTTTAAAATGTGTAATAAAATACCTGCCTTGTTTATGTAGTATATGACAAGACTGATATAGTTTTCTTTCTTTTCTTGAAGCAACCCCAATACGTGACAGAGTCTCGCGAACCTTTAAAAAATCATCTGGTTCTTTCAAACCAACTTCTAGCATCTGATCTTGTGTCCAATTAATCTGTTCCATTATGTCTTCCACCTTTATTTAATTTTTGTTTTATGGCAGAAATTTGTTCATCAGATAATATTTCAAGAGCGGATTTTGCTTTACTATTACTATAGCCATAATACTCTTTAACATACTCTAAATTATCAACTTTCATCGCCTTCACCCAAGGAGTATATCTTTTCCTTGGTCTAAGACTATTTATTAAAAAATCAAACTGAAGTTTCTTGTCTAGGTGTGGTAATTGGTTTATTTCATTAACTAATTGAATAGTATCTGGAAAGGGTGCAACACACTTATTAACGATAAATGGAGGATATTTCTTCTCCCACTCCTCATCTTCACCATCCATAAGAGGTTCTTTAGTTTGATTTATGGCTTTCAAGTAATCTTTTAATTCATACATTAGTTTATATTCTTCACTTCAAATTTATTACCTTTTATAGCATTTCTAAAGAAATTAACATTACTATCTGTTTTAGTGCATTTAAATACTACACAAGTTCTTAAATGATAACATTCTCTAGATACTGGCATTGCAGAATGTAGAAGGGGAGCATCAAACACAACTAATCGATTACCTTTATATTCTACTAGATCACCATCAATATACGTACCGCCACCATATTCCAATTTCCAATCAAGCCGTGGATAATATATCATAGTAAAATCCCCATCATCTACATGAAAGTGTGGTTCAATACCATGAGTGTGAGCGTTCATATAGATTCTAAGATAGGTATCAACATCATACTTTTCTTTAAACTTATATTTGTGCATTGCAGTTTCAAATATATTATGAGTCCAATCATATCCAGCTTCTGTACATTCTTCTACATTATGTCCACAGATAATATGCCAATGTTTGTTTGGTTTCTTTAGTTGAGAAGAGTAATCATATTTCCAAGATAATTGTTTAACAGTATCATCAACTAATATAGCATTATGTTCTTCTAAAACATTATCATATATATCAATCATTTCCAAGCAGGCCCTTTCATAAAAAATGTTAGTGTTCTTCTTGTACCTTTTGTAATTGGAGTAACTTTATGATTCATAGCAGATTTTATTAATATTGCAGACCCTGGCTTTTTAAGTTCTGGGACTAAAATATCTTCTTGCTGGTATAGATAAAAATCTCCACCTTCAAATTCTTTAGGAGATAAATTAACTAACAATGTCATTTTAATATCATAGTGTGAGTTATTTGCTACATCAACATGATAATCATATTTAGATTTACTTTTAGCAGTATACGTATTATAAAGTAGAGTGTCAATCATAGTTGGCCTAATTACATCATACCCAAAATTCTCATTACAAGAAACATAAGCTTCATCTATTATCCTATATATTTCTGGAACAATACTTTCATATGATACCATTTGTACATCAACTAC